TTCAGAGCACGGCTCTTAGCAGTAACGGTGACCTTCTCGATCGAGAATGCCATCTGGTTGAACTCGTCGCCAGAGGTGCCGAGATCTTCTGCATCAGCAGTGCCCATACCTTGTCCAACAGGATAGGTAGTTGCAGTCTGGGAACCTTCAGGGTTGAGTAGACCAGGATTGTTAGCAGAGTTAGGTCCAGTAGTACCGAAACCAACTGCCTCACCGCCGCCACCAGAGACGTAACGGGTGCCTTCGAGGTCGAATCCGCTGTTCTGACCAGCGTATGAAGTATCTGCTTCGTCGAAGAGTGCTTCTGCAGCAGAATCCATTGCGCCATACTTGGAGCGCATTGCGAAGATGAGTCCAGTAGGACCGTTCATTGGTTGAACACCAGCGAGGTCATATGCGACCAAGTTAGGCATAGAACGTCTGATCAAGGAGATCAGAACTGGGTCGAAACCTGCGACTGGTGAAGAAGCATCAGCAGAGAAACCTGCGGTGCTTGAAGTTGAATTGGTGTTAACATTAGGAGTTTCGGAAAGGAACTCACGCTCCTCACGAATTGCGTTCTCCTGGTTCTCTAGCAGAATAGCGGTAACCGCTCTACGATGTGAATCCTTGATTGGATCAAGACCATCATGATCGAGAATGGGTGCCCACTTCTCCTGCAGTTGTTCAGCGTTGAACATTTGCATTTGAAAATTACCTCTTTAAAAAAGTTTTAGTTTGATTATTATGATTTAGAAATCACTTTTTGGCGACTCTGCCAAGGGTGTTAAGATAGGATTCCATCAAAGATGAAACTTGTCTTGGTGCCTCTTCGACCTCTTCAGAGACGAGATCTGAGTCGTCTTTTTGAGTACCAGCGTTAGTTGGGAAATAAGACTCTCTCAACTTGACTAGCTTCTCACGATAGGTGTCTTCACTATCAAACTCAACATTTTCAGCGAGAGAAGCGAGTTTATCCTTCTGGGAAAGTGCTAGACCTTCAGCTACTTCTGCAAAAATTACATCAGCAACGGATTCTGCTAATCTGCGGTTTAGAGCAACGTTTCTTTCGATTTGCTCGTTGAGTTTATTCTCCATTTCATCAAGTTTATCTACCATACTCTCTAGTACATCATACTTGTCTTCAGGGATTGTTACATAATGTTCTTCAAAAAGACTCTTCATTCCACTGAGGAATGATTCGGTCATTTCGCTCTTGAGACCAGTCTCAATAGCGATCTGATTTTCGCTGATCCACTCTTCAGCGACATACTCCAAATAAGTATCAACTCTCTCAGTCAGTTCAGACTTGATTGTTTCTACTTCTTCTACAAGTGCTGCTTCATAAGCGCCTTGCATTTCTTCCTTGACGGTAGCAACTTTCTCTTTGATAGCGGTTTCAAAGATTGTGCGTGCTTTTTCTTGGAACTCCTCAGAAAGTTCTTCGCCAGCAATCAGAGCATTGAGGTCTTCCTCAACGTCGTATTGTGCTTCAGCGACAACTTCTTCTTCAGTTGTTTCTTCTTCAGCAACAACTTCTTGCTCTTCGCTTTCAGTTGCTTCTTCTTCAGAAACGACTTCCTCTTCGGTTGTCTCTTCTTCTGCTTCAGCGACGATTTCCTGCTCGTCTTCGATTTCAGTTTCGACTTCCTCAGCAGCCTTTGCCTTAGCATTGACTACATTACGGACCTGAGCAAGAGTTGCTGCAGGTTCCTTGAGTTTTGCCGAATCGTCATCGGGCTTATAGTTTTCTGGGGTAGGACCGCCGAGATCTTCAACAGGTACAGGTGCCTTTGGCATTGGATCTGCTTTGGCGGCTCCTTTGGTGACTACGTTTTCCATTTCTTGTAAATTGCTACCAACGGACATTTGACTTATGAGATTTTGTTATAATCTATATTTATTTATAAATTAAAGATTTGAGAGGAATTCGTTGAATAGATTCAACTTGTGCTCCTCCAATGCTTTTTGACTGACAAGAGTGTTAATTCTCTTCTCAGTTTGCTCAGCGAGTTTTTCGCGGAGGATTCCTCCCTCCCAAACCCACTCTTTTCCTTCCATAATTCCCTGAACAAAAGCATCAGGAGCGGAAGGGTCGGCAACGATATCAGCAGCAGTTGCTAACATGAAATCTTCGCCAACAATTTTATGACCTTCATTGGTCATCTTGAGTGAACCAACACCACGAGAAGAAACGCCTAGCATTACACCTTCATCAAGTAGAGACTTGGCAATTTTGCCCATTGGAGTCTCTAGGATTTGTGCCTTACCTTTGAAATTATTTCCCTCTTGGACGAGAGACGTAATTTTATGGGAGACACGATCGAGGTTAACGGTTGGACCATCGGGATGACCCAGTTCGCCAAGAGCACGACCCTTATTTACAAAGGTTTCGTTGTAACGTGCAACTTCTTTGGCAAGAGTCTCCATTGGATACATTCTTCCATTGCGATTTTTGATTTCGCCTTGGAGGAATACACCTTCAATGTATAACTTCTTACCTGCGCCTTTGCCTTCGGTAATGATTTTTACGTTTGAAATTTCTTCGGTGATGAGTTTCATTTGATTATCCAGTAAAACCTACTTTTGCTCCTTTTACATTTGCTGATGAAGCGTAAATAATATCTGCCCCTGCCTTTTCAAAAAATTCAACACGATCATCTGGTAGAGTTACAGTTGCGATACCTGAGTATCCAGAAGAAGTACTTTTTGCGATACTTACAGTTGCGTCAGCACCAGACAAGTTGATAACTCTAACAACAGTTGCACTATCAAGAGTTTTTCCACCTGCTAAGTTTGTGCCTAAAGCCTCTTCAGAACCAATTAATAGTGTTCTTGTCATCAGAGTTCTCCTTCTTCTCCTGTAGTTTCTTCATTGTCTTCTTCAGATTCAACAGACTGATTAAACATTGAAACTGCGACTTGTGGACGCAATGCTTCAATCTTTTCGGCAGCTTTTGCCATCAGTGCATTTGAAATTTCATCCGCAATTTCGGTCGCTTTCGCGCCCTTTGCAATTGCATTAACAACGTTTTCCATGTAAATTGATATATTGATATCAATTATTTATATCTTACCGCCCTTGGGTTCTGGTAAAACTGCCGATTCTTCTGGATCTGCTTCCATTGTGGCAGGATCAATAGGAACTTCCCCTCCCTCTCCAGCAATTGCATCTCCTTCAGGAGGTAAAGGTTCTCCTGTAATTGGATCTATTGTTGATGGATCAGGAATGATTCCTTTTTCAATCTCATCTTCAATTTGTTCATCCATTTCAATGATTTCTGAATCAGTTTGACGTAGAACTTTCTTTCTTACATATTCTGTAGAATAGTACTTACCGATGTATGGTTCGATAGTTGCAAGAATGCCCAGTCTATTCTGGAGCAATTCTGCTTCTTTCAGTTCTGCAAATTGATTATCATATAGGAAATCATATTGAATATGATCGCTAATTTTCTCCCAATCTTCGGGAGCAATGACATTTTTAAGAACTAGTTGAGTTTTGAGAATATCATTGAACAGATTTGCAAATCTCTTTCTTAGTCTTCCTACAAACTTAGCAAAGTTCAGTTCATCTCTTAGAATTTCTGAAGATCTACCGAGATTAAATCCATCTCCGCCACCAGGCATTCTGGTTTCAGGAACAGAAAGAGATCTGTATAGTTTCTTTTGGAAGTATTCGATATCTGAGAGTTCTCCCAGATTCTGACCGCCAGGTAGGGTAGTGATCTCAGTACCGCGACCACCTTCTCTACGTGGTAACCAGAAGTCCTCCATCATGGACATAAATTTACGATCATCACGGATTTCTCCCGTGTTTGCATCGTAAACTTGCTTGTTACGATAACGCATCATAACGTCCTTAAGGTACTGCTCTGCTTTTACCTTAGGAAGATTACCAACGTCAATATAGAAAATTCTACGCTCTGGTGCTCTTGAAAGTCTGTAAATGACCAGAGAATCTTCAATCATTCTTAGTTGATTAAGGGATTTGATACCCTTGTGCAAATAAGAAAGCACAGTATTTTTGTTTCTATCGACCAAACCAGAGGTTACATGTGCAATAGAATCTTTTGCAATATGAATTGTTTGTTTTGCTTGATTTAAACCTGGCGCTCCGCCAATGTTTTGAGAATATACATAGTGTTCTTCGATTTCTGGATAATCGATAGCACCATTATTTCTTGCAAGAGGTCCTCTGAGTGCTGGACCTGGATCTCCTTTATGTGCTCTCTTTTCTTTTCTAATATGCTTGATCTTTAGGGGATCAATATATCTAAGTTCTTTGATTCCTTCTTCTGGTTTATCTACGTCGATTACTTTTAGATAGAAAAGTCTTCCATCAACATACCAATTTCTAAAAATTTCATGAGACTTTTTATCAAAGTCCATGATCTCTTTGATTGTTTTAAATTCTTCTCTAATCGCTTTTTTAAGTCTTTCGCTAGCGTTTAGATTTGATAATTCTACTTCTACGGGAGAATCGTATAGGTCACTAACAATAGCTTCATTGACAATATCCTCAATTGCCTTGTCACATTCTGGATGCAAAGACATTTCACGATATCTCCTAATGAGATCGTACTCTGTCTTATAGACACCTTCGATGTCTACATATTGTCCATAAAATCCAGATTGAAGATAGAAATCAACCCCGTCCTCATTATTTTGAGGAACGGGGGATACTATACCTTTTGCTTTTTTCTCGTTATCTTCAATCGAAAACCCAAAAAGTTTCGCCATTTTATAGTAACCGAATTACCTTTAACTTCAACTATTTAGTTGATGTCGTCACCGCCCGCTGCAGGACCTCTACCCTTAGATGCTTCCCACCAATGAACTTGCATCTCAACAGTAAACTCCTGAATGCCTTCCGTATCATAGGAAAGGTTAATTGGGGAGATGTTTGTTGGGAACAGATCGTAGAAGCGATAAGATCTTAGGGTTTCTCCGTTACGATCAAGTTGATGAACAAAAGCATCTGCTTGATATGATGCTGGATCAGTAGAACCAGTATTATCGGAGACTCTGTTGATTGCATTCATCCACTTTTCGAAAGCAGAACGAATAGCAAAGTCAGTGTCGTTGATGATAGTAACAGTCCAACTATCAAAGGTTCTGTCTCCAGCAACGTGAAGAATACGACCTCTGAATGGAACAGTGATGTCAGAGATATTAGAAGCAGGCAGGTTTGCTGCTTTTACTAAGAATCTTGACTTATCAAGAACTTCTGAACTTGCTGGTGCAAGTGCTGGGAAGTTGAGAACAACTTCGAACAGATTACTTCTTGCACCGCCGCCTGTCAACTTACTCTTGAAGTCGGTAATCTTTCTTAGTGGGGGTGGATTGATTTGATTTCTAGTTGCCATTTTTGGTTTCCTCTAAGATTTATAATTAAGTGAATTAAACGTTACCGATTACTTCTTCAAAAGCAACACCCGTGCGAGTAGCAACGAATGTTAGACCGATGAAGTTGATAGATCTTGCTGGTTTGATAAAGATGTCAGCAACAAATTCGTTGTTGTCAATAACAGCAGCAGTGTTGTTTGTTTCATCGCAAACAACAACATAATCAGAAATACCTCTCTTCGCCTGAACGTCGCGGAGGAATGGTTCGATGATATTTACAAAGTTTGTTCTTGTAATCTCATCGTTGAACTCAAAGAGTTGATCTTTTGCAGCAGCAGAGATTGCATCCTCAAGATAGAGGAACAGTCTGCGAACGTTAATACGATCGAATGCAGAAGACCTAGCGAGTGCAGTCTTATCTCCGAAGAGAATAATACCAGAACCAGGAGAAAGGATGACTGGGTTAACTCTATTAGAATAGAGAACGTCTCTTTGTGTTTTGTTTGGATTGTATACCAACTTAACTGCGTTAAGGATTGAACCTCTTGCAGTTCCCGCAGGTGAGAACCATGGGAAGTTGTTGATATCATTTCTTGCACAAGTTCCAGCAATGTCTCCGTTTAGAGGAACATATCTGAAAGTATTGGCAAATCTGTCATACATGTATTTGTATCCGCTATCGAATACTGCGTATGAAGAAGATGGAAGAGGTGCATAGAAGTCAATGACGTTATCTGTCATTGTCGTTGTACTGGATACAACTTCTTGATCTGCGCCAGTATTATTCAGGAATGCCTGTCTATGAGGAGAGATGAATGCGATAGCATCTTGTCTTTCTTCAGCAACAGAGATCAGTTTAGATGCAACTGCTTGAGTTGCTTCTTTAGTTGCCTCAGCACCACCCATGATGAGGAAGTCGATATCATATTCTTCAGTATTAGTGAAGAGATCATAACCTCCTACTCTATCCGCCATCGATGCATCTAGAGCGGTAGTACTAGTACCAGTTGTTGTTGCGTCATAATCTGCACCGCCTGATAGGACCCATGATCTGTTTCCTGCTGCAGAGAATACTATTCCGTCTGCTGCTTGATCCCATCCATCATCTGCTTGCAGTGTAAATCCAGAACTAAAACCAGTAGTTGTAATTCCAGAAGGTGCTCCTCCAGCAAAGATATATTCGGAACCATTTGCAATATATTTTCTCCAGTATGCGGGAGATCCTGCGGAGAATACTGCATCAGTTGCTTTTGAAAGTGCTAGGTGCTTTTCAATAACAGTTCCAACAGTTCCAGTAGTAGAACCATCGCTGTCAATGACTACAACATGAACTTCATCGTGTCTTGCATTTCTTGCTTCAGCAAATGCAGAAGTTCCAGGTCTAGGTGCAATGTTGTTCCACTTAATAACAGTGGTAGTTACACCAGAAGAAACTTCGATTGTTTGTGCATCAAACCAGTCAACAGCAACATCATAAGTTGTGCTTTCGTATGCTGTAGAGTAACCATTGGTATGAACACCAAGAGATCCGTTTGCAGCAGCAAAGGACCAAGTGCTATTTGGAGTATAATCTACTCTGGTTTCAGTTCCAGCAGCGTCAATGTAAGAATTGACTTTAACTTTAATGGTGCTGTTACCGACGCCAACTTCAGTAATGACACCTTTTAGATAAGCACCATCTAGACTTGAGGTTGTTCCAGATCCAATTAGAGTCTTTCCGTCCAAACCTTGAGTTACACCATATCCAACCTGATATGATGAAGTATTGATTCCTGTTAAGATTTGGTCTGCATATCCGTCAATAGTTGCAACTTGTAGAGAATTGCCCCAAGATCCAGGATCTCTCGCTGCAACGACAATGCCGCTGATTGTATTGTCGTCAAATCCTCTAGTTACATAATCATCTAAACTATTAATAGTGATGCTAGAGGCAGATCCGACTTTTGCGTTTACTAGTGCTGCACCAGATGCTCTAACTACTCTTAGTCCTCCGCCATATGCAAGATAAGATGATGCGGCGAGCCAGTGCTCATAATGATTACCGTACTGGGATGGTCCCCCGAAGGTGTCCAGTAGCTCCTGTTCGTTTTCAATTAAAGTTGGCGAATTGACAGGACCCTTAGTGAAAGGTGCTACGAATGCGCCGATCTTGTCCGTGGTTGGGTCAATTCTACCATTGGTAAGATCAACCTCTCTTACCACAATGCCAGGAGATGCTAAGTTTAGTGGCATCTTTATGTCTCCTACAAGTCCAGAATTATTCTGAAATTATTTATTGAAAAGGGTATTTTCAGTGGGGAAACAATGCATGAACATATTACCAGTCAGGATATTCCCATTTGTCAATAACCTTCTTTACCTTTCTATTTTCTACAACTCTTTTTATAGTACATTCCTTACATTCATATGAATATGCTGAAGGTAATGTTCCTTTCCCCTTTCGTATCAAATAAAAATCACTAAGAAGATCTTTCTTTTCTCCACAAGTTCTACACTTTCTTTCATAAAAGAGTAAATGTTCTAGATTTAACTCTTTATCTAAATCCATTATTTTTCTGCTGCATATAATGCAAATGTTGATGTTGTTATAACTGTCAT